ATGATGTGGGAGGGTAACTATTCTACCAAGTACTATAGGAGGGCTTGATGTTTAATCCAAAAGAAAACCTCCTAGAACGAGAACTTGCCGTCTCCGGTCTGGAGATGAACATTGTTGGTGCAATTTTTGCAGGTGTTTCAGCTGTTGCCTCCATTGCTGGTGGCATTAGTGCATCCAACCAAGCTAAGAAAAACAACAAACGAGCGGAGCAAAACGCTGCTGATCAACGTGCAGCTGCTAAAGAACAGGCTGACAAGACTAACGAGTATAATAGAAAGGTCTTTGCTGCTGATAAGGCTAATTATTACAGCAACCGTGCTTATGAGTGGGAAACGTCTCTCAGGAACTATAAGTACAACCAAGGTATTCAAGACTATCAGTACCTACAAACAGCTAAGCAGTATCAATCTTCTGTAGAAAATACACAGCAACAGCTTGTGTATAACAGCATGGCTGCTATGGAAGCCCGTGAGTCTGAGCAAGCATCTCTTAATGAGATCCTAACTGAAGACGCCTTTCAGCGTGAAAGTTTGTTGGTTGAGCAGTTGCAAAAGCAAGGTCAAGCAGCATTGATGCAGGCAGGTAAGTCTAGAGCTAAAGCTATTCAATCAGCTAATGCTCAAGTTGGCAGAGACCGTGCTGTAATGAGAGCTAGCTTGGACAGTGCTCGTTTGCAATCAGAACGTAACATGCGTGACATTGCTCTTGGTAGGTTTATCGACGACCAAAATGTGATGTCATCTATGATGATTCGACCCGAACGACTGCCTGATCTACCTGCACCTATTCAAGCACCTGAACGTATCTTTGTGGCTCCGATTGAAGCAACTGAAGCCTTTGTCCCTGCACCACTGCAGCAAAGCACCTTTGCACCTATGGTACAAGGTATTGCTAGTGCCGGTAGTGTTCTTAGTAACCCTAAACTATATGATTGATTATGGCACAGTATCGTAGAGCTGCTCAATCTCGTGGTTACAAACCCCGACAGGTTGATCAAGGTAATATCCAGCGTATGCGGGAAGAGAGTGATCGCACTGCTCGGAACATGCGCGAACGTGCAGAGATGGAGGTTTCCGAACGGCGGAGATCTCTTGCACAACAAAAAGAAGACCAAGCCGCTACAAGGCGGATGGAAGAAAAGAACTATCAAATCTCTACTGATAACTCACGTAGGGAAATTGAAGGTCTGCGTCTAAAGGCACAGCAAGAATCTAGGCAAGCTTCTTTAGACATTGAAGCTAGTAATTCAATTTTTCAAAGTATTGCAAAGTTCAGTGCAACAGCGATGGACGCTGCCTTTGAAATAGAGAAAAAGAAAACCGCTCAGAAATATAATGATGATGTAAATAGAGCTAGAGAGAACGACTACGATAGCCTTGGTCTTTATATTGCTGATGCTGCTGCTACAAGTTTGCAGCAACAGACTGCTGTTAACGCAGCTGAAGCCACCGGTGGTGCTGATCCTCTAGTTGCAGCAAAGATTAAAAACAGGGATCCTAACCAACAATTACGTGCTGGGCTTGCAACAATCGATGCAGCTTTGCGTGACGGTGTTTTGCGAGACTACCTGCTCGATGGTGTAAATCGTCGCCAGGAAGCAGCAGGAGACCGTCCTCTTGAATATGAGGATAAGCACGATGCAATCCTTGATATGCATCAGGCTATTCGAGCAAACTTTAAGGATTCAGGTTATCCTCCTGATATTGTTGCTAATGTTGAAGCACGTCTTGAAAAACAAATCAGCACGATTCTCAGTAGCTTTAGAACTGAACAAACAAAAATAGAGGACAATCAAAGCCGAGCTACTAACATCTCTATTTTTGAAAACTCTTCACCAGAGAACCTTCTCATACAGTTTCCCGCTGTTTGGTCTAAAATCCAAGATCTTAATGATTATGATGCTGCAGAATCTTGGAAGGATCTAACACCTTCTATGACAGCTGTCGATCAAAGAACAGGTCAGCCTATTATGGACATGGCTGTTATTGATCAACTGCCTCTTGTTATCAATGGTAAGGAGACTACATTTGGTGAGCATTTTACTAACAGTAAAGGTCAAGCTGTAGGTATCCGCGCTAAGGTTATCCAAGATCGTAACAGGAATCAGGTTAACTGGGAGACTACTAACGATAAAATTGAAGCCGAAGCTGCTGAAGATTTAGAAGAAGAGCTGGTACGTGCTGTTGCAGCCAACCCTACTACTGCTAACATTGCTGAAGCACAGCGTAAGTATGTTGAGGCTACTAATGGTAAATATAGCTCAAAACTTAACAACTACGACAAGTATGCCTCTATTGAGGTTGGTCTCCGTAATAACGAAGCTCAGCGAATCTTGTCTAAACCTGACGATCAGCTGACACAAGTAGACGTTGACGCTGCCAAGTCTGTTATGACTACAGAGCAAGCCGCTACTGTTAAACAACGTTACGAAGCTAATGTGGGTCAATACCATACAAAGGAAGCTACTAAAATTATCGGCAACGCAACTGCTGTTATTAAAGGTACAACAACTTTTGGTACAACAAAGGCTGCTGCACCTGGAGCACAGATTGCTGTCAGTTACATGGAAGGACAGATAAGGAAGAAAGCTAAACTTATTTACGGTAACGGTCAGAACGGCTTTACTGTTGAAGAAGCTTTGACAAAAGCAGCTGACGATGAGGCAGCTCTTTATGCAGCGCAGAAAGATTCTAGGCAATTTGACACATCACCATATGCTCAGAAAATTCTTCCCGGCGCTCGTGTTGAATTTCCTTACCTAGAGAAACGGTCTGGTGATGTACCTGCTGCTGAAAAAGCAGTGCGTGATTATCAAGTACTTAGAAGTCAGGTTAAATCTCTTGGACTGCAAGAGGTGCTTAACATTCCTAATTCTTTCATCCCACCCGAACGTATGGACTACATCGCTGAAAATTACGGGAAGCCTGGTTTCCAACCTGCTCCTCTTGA